CCTATGTCAACCAAGGTTGCCAGACAAAAAAACAGGCTTGGGATAAGTTCGAACCTCTTATCCGCAAGCGCGTAGATCTTTTAATTCATGGTCACTATGTGAAGTGTAATTTCATTGGATCGATAAAAGATGAACTACTGCCCTTGGGGAAAAATGCTCGTGTTTTTCTCCCTGCACCTTTTCACCATCAGCTAGCCTGTGCCGTTCTTTTTAAGAAGGCTGCTGATTCCCTAACTGCGACTGTTCATAGTCACTCAAGTGCCATCGGTATAAATATTTTTGGCCGAGGGCTTGAGCGTGCCTTACGAATTCTTGATGATGACGGTCGTCTTCCTTATGCTTACGATGCCGACCAATCTGGATGTGATACCTCATGGAAGAACGCTGAACCCGAGCGCGATTTCATGAAAAATGGTCTCCCATTTGAGTACCACGCTGGTGTTGATATGCTCTTCAACACGGCTATGTGCCCCAGAGTCATCATTGGAGACTCTGTTCTTCAACTTGAAATGAATCCATCAGGATGGTATCTTACAACCGTCGTCAACACTTTGATGACACATCGTGTTGTAGCCTCCGCTTACATGGATCTTTCACCCGTTCCTGTCAATATTCTCGAGATGCGTCAGCATTTACGGCAATTGAATGGTGGTGACGATTTGGCTTACGCCACTGACTCCCCATGGTTCACTATCACAGCCTTGGCTCAAGAGGTTGCCACTCGTGGCATGTACCTCGAGTCTGATGTCGTTACGCCTCGAAGCGCCTTGAAGTTAACATTTTTCTCACACACACTTGTCCCTAGAAAAATTGACTTCAATGGTTCCTATGTTCTCGCTGCTTGTGGTCGCCTCGGAAAAATTGTTTCATCATTTTCTTTTCTCAAAAAGAGTGATGGTGTTATTAATTGGCAACGCAATGCAGCCAGACTTGTAGGGCTTATGGTCAACCTTTGGCCTTATAAGCGCGAATTTGACATTTTGTTCCCCTACTTGTACCATTTGGTACACCATTTTTTTCTGCTTGATGGTCGCAACCTCACTGCAGAATGGACTGGAATATTTATGTCCATTCCAAATGACAAAATGATGCTGAACTTGCGAAATGGTCACACGTTCGAAAGGGGTTTTCTTTTTTCCCCTGACAACTCTGATAGCAGTTTTAGCTCCGTAAAACGTACGTTACAGTCTGCTTTAAAGAGTGACCCAGAATCATTACTCATTAAAACTAATAAAAACAACTTTATGTCTTCTCAAAAGCAAAAAGTGAAACAGGTTAAGATTTTGCCTAAGAAACAACCAAAAATCAAAACACGTCGCCCTACTCCTCGACCGACCAACACCAACATTAGCAATGTCAATGAATCCTCTCACGAGAAACCCATTGAAAAACCCAAGAAAAAAGGGTTTTTTGCAAAGGTTGGAGACTGGATCATGGATCATGGCCTCGAGACCCCCTTACTTTGGGAAGTGCGTTACTTCTTGAGGATCACATCCGAGCTCAAGTTCTTGAAAAGAATAAGTCACTTGCTGCCCGGGGACTTAAGGATTTACCTGAAGGCACCATACCCGCT